GCCGGGGCATATTATCCATAATATTTCCAGAATCGCCCACAGGAACAAGATTAAGAGACAATGGGTTTCCAGAGCTTGCTATCCTTAAAGAAAAATATGATGTTAAGGAGTCATTAATACCATCTACTCTAGAAGCGGACGATATGCCAAGTGCCGAACCATTCCAGTCTCCACCTCTCGCTCCACGAATACTTCCACCACCAGAAAGGTCATTCCATTCAGAAAGAACTCCTGCTTGATCAAACGTTCCATAATAAGAAGGCCCACCATTACTTCCCACTGTCGTAACATTTCCCTGTGAGGTTCCATTCCAGTTAGCTTGTTGGTTATAATTAGCGCTATTACCATCAACTGTTGGGGCGACTGTTGTTGTTGTCACATTTATTTCCTGTATAACAAGATCGCAAGTTCTGTCAGTTATTTTAATATCACATCTACTATCATTCGGACAAACAATTCCGCTTTGTGGAATAATAATGTATTGTTTTAAATCTTCTTCTGGAGAAAAAGTTGTTGTAGTAGTTGTAGTTGTTGGGGGCAAATACTTTATAAATGGATTGTTTGGTAAACATCGTGTTGGCCTTCCCATTTTATTTGCCTTACGGAGAACAGGTGTTGCATAATAAAGATTCTGAACTTACCCATACTGGTCGATATTCATTATTTATTTTAACTGCCACAACATAATCATTATTATTAATTTTTAAGTATTTATCTCTGTTTATGATAGTAATATTTGGACCAACTGACCAGTTGTTTAATCTAGTTTGAATAATACCAGAAGTTGGCGACGAGGGACTTGATGGATTACTAATATTATTTAAAGATGTACCCTCAATTAATAAAGATGAAAGAGTATTGTGAGTATTTAATCCGCTAGTTTCTAGATTATTAATCACACCCAAAAATTTAGCAGAATTTAAAGAGCTAGCATCTCCAAAGCATAGACTATTTTGCAATCTTAGATTGCCATTAATTTGTGCATATGGTAAGTTATTACAAATATAATCTCCAGAACCACTTGGGGCAACACTATGATCTAATCTAAATAATGTATTAGTCCCGCTAGGAGTTGAGAAATTAAATCTTAGTTGCGTATTCGGGTATGTGTCAGACTGGTTGTATAGATCAATTGAGTCGTTTCTAATAGCAAGTTTGTTTTGATTATTATTGCTATATATTTCAAGTAAACCGCTTGTTGGTAAAGCAAATACTTTGTTCTGTGTTTGTGGTCCCAGTTTGCCGCTAACTAATATGTTCGTATTACCAATTAATAAATCAAAATTGCCACTATGATTATTTCCTATATTATTTCCAATTAAGATGTTATTATGTACAGTTCCAGATGTATTATTGAATACTGAGTTGCCTACAATTGTATTTCTATAGCCACTTCCAATGTGCTGTGCGGATAATGCGCCAAGTACAATATTTTCATAACCATTTACTATTCCACTTCCAGCATATAAACCAATGGCCGTGTTATAATCGCCACTAGCAAGCGTCCATAAGGATCGAGTGCCTAAAGATGTGTTTCCAATTCTTTGATTAGATAGTGCTAACCTACTTTCTGGTGATCTATGGCCAGCAAAAGTGTTACCACCAGTTCCTGCAACCAAATCTTCAGAATAAACCGCACGGCCATCAATAACGTCTAATCTGTTATTAGTTAAATCATGAGTATATCCACTGGCATCCATAAAGAATAATGCATGGCTTTGATTAGCGTATTCTCTAGGTACTTTCATATTATATATTTTACCATATCCAGAACTAGCAATAATAGATGGGCCAGATACAAAAGAATTATCTCTTAAGCTAATGGAAGAGTGAGGGTAGCCGCTATATCCTATTGTTAAAGTTCCATTGGTAACTCCACTAGAAAATAACCCAGCTTGATAAGGTCTAAATCTATAAATATTTAATTGGCCAGAATTTTGATAAAAATTTAAGTCTACGATACCACTGTTGTGATAATATATAGTTTCAAATCCATTTTCCAAGCAATTTTTACCGCCCAAAAGCTGTATGGCGCTATAAACTCCACTTGTAGTATTTTCTGCGGTTGATCTTATTACAATATTATCCTTGCTTCTTAGATTGAAAAATGTGTTCGGATATAATTGATCGCCGCCAGTAGAAAAATTATTAATACCAAATACGCCGTTGGCATTATTTTTCATTAAAATGACATTATTGATACTATCAGAAGTATTATTAAAAGATCTTATCAAAAATCTATCAGATAATCCGCCAACATAAGAAAGTGCGGAATCGTCATAATATTTTAATTCAAAGCCACTTAGTTTATCTTTATTTGCATTAAGGGGATCTGTATTTTTTACTTTGGTGCCAGTAAGAAATCTTTGAGATATATGTACTCCAGACTCTAATGCGCTTAATACAACGCTATAGTCCTGATTTATATTCAAGCCTTGACTGAAATTAACGTTTCCACTTCCAGCTAATGTATTGGATTTAACGCTAGAATTGCCAACATATAACTGATTATTCCCAAGAAATAGGCCATGTCCATTGTTATCGGTTATTAGAGATAATTTATTATCGCCAATCACTCTTTGTGTTTTAACATGATTTCCGCTATCAAGATGTATACTAATATTACTTTTCCAATATGATTTAGCATATGTGTTGTTACTTTCCAAAAACTGAACATCATTATCACTTGGATTAAATAATAAAGAATAGTCTCTTAAGTAATCGCTACCGCTAGACTTGACAACAAAGCCAGCGCCAGTTAATTGCTGATCGTTTAAATAGCCGCAGCCATTGGTAGAGTTGCAAATACCACTAGAAGCTAAATATAAAGTTTTGCATTCATAAAGACAATTAGCTATTGTTTTAGCAAGATAATTTTCAATATAAGCGGTTCCACTAACATATATGTCAAAAAAGTGTCCAGACTTCCACTGGTTTCCACTACCGCCAAGATCATAAAGCCTATTGTCTACTGGAATTAAACTATTATTGGTGAAAATGCCACTATTAGAATAACTTATATACTTATCACTTGGGAAAAAGATTGTATCAGATAGATATAAACTTTTAAATCTATAGTCAGAATGACCTAAATCATCTATACTAGATAGGCTTGGTGCAATTCCTCCACTAACCTGTAATGTGCTTGCGTTATGTAAAGTTCTAACAGCTAATCCAAATCTGAGATTATTGTTACTCAAATCTCCATATACAAGTGGCGTTACGCCAGAACCAAGAGGATTGGCACAAATGTAATCAGAATTAACTGGATGGGCTGCTATAAAAAGTTTGTAATTTGTATCTCTATCAACGTAATATCCAGCACTATGACCGATAGCAATATTAAAGTTGCCAACTCTATTATTTATTAAGGTATTACTGCCAATGCCAACATTTCCATTACCAGTAGTATTTCCACCAAGAGAACTTGAACCTATGGCTGTATTATTAGACCCATAGATATTGCAATTTAAAGACTGAGATCCTATTGAAGTATTTTTAACGCCTTGGTAGTTTTCTTTTAGAGAAGAATATCCAACAGCCACATTGTCTTGTGTTGAATAACCTTCTAAATTGATTTTGCTAAGAGCGTCTTCGCCAGCTTTAACAGATCTAAGATTTGGAGTAGAAAAATTTAATGAATTTATAGATCGATCTTGTAAAAGAAGATGTACAGAATCTATAATGTCAATTAAATTATGTCTAACATCATATGGAGAAATTTTACCTTCTGTATTATCAACTATTTCACTATTGATATTATTGATAATATCATTCTTAGGGGTAATCATGCTTATTACCTTCTTTTAAATTATGTAAGGCTGATTTCTAAAGAATTACTATCAAATTTTATGTTATCTCCAGTATAGACAAATCTAGGATTATCCAAGGATGCATACATTAGTAAGTTTCCAGAACCAGTAGTATTGTTATCTAGGATGGCTATTCCAGAAACCCATCCCCAATCTGTTAGTGCTGTGTCAAATATTAACTGATTAGAATTTTTTATAAACCCATTGCCTTCGTATAATGTATATCCGGGATTGGCTTGGGCACCACTAACATCTATACCAATTGGTGCATAGAATGTGACTCCGGGAAATGTTTTGCTAAAACTATATATTTGAGATACACCATTAGCATCAGCAGCATTAGCAGTGGCTTGATTAAGATACAGAGGATAAAAATATCCACTATGATTTACTTCTTGACTGAATACAGTAAATATCGTGTTATTATCTATTCCAACAGCATTCCAGCTTAAATCGCCACTTGTAGACGGTGCGCCAAGACTAATTCTTCTGTAATTTGTGCTAACGAAGTTTTGACCGCGAGCAACACCAGATGGCAATTCTGGAATAGTAGCGCCAGTATCTGTGTCAATTGGAACACCGCTAGTCAAAGCGATAGATATGTTTTGAGGTTTAGAAAAAGAGTTGTTTCTAAAAATATGATTTAGAAGTTGAGATTCAAGATAATCTGATAATGCGGCCATAGTTTTCTCCTAGTTTATTCCTGCTGATCTATTGTATTATACACAAAAAAAGCCACCCTCGTTTATTGAGGATGGCTTTGATTGTTTCCAACAGAATCTGGATTTAGAACGAACCTAAGATAACTCTACGATTATCTAGAACGCCAAAACCAAGTTCAGCCCAACCATAATAGCCAGCCCTTTGCTGACGATGTAGTGTGGGATCTTCGAATACTTGAAGCTGTTGCTTCATTGGCATTACGAAGCTGTCTGTGCTTGACTGATCAAGACCAATGACTAGTTCAAGATCGCTAGCCTGTAAAGCACCACCAAGGCCATTGCCCGATGATGTAAAGAAGGCTTGATACTCTTGACCTTCGCCAAGTTCGTCTAGATCATGAAGATTCACACCGAAAATTCTTGTGATGGGAGCGCCATCTGGAGCAGCGGTGTAAATTTCACGACGAGTAACCTCGTCAACTTGATCAAGACCCCAGTTGCGGATATCTTCTAGTGCTTCTGGTGAAACGTATATATCGGTTAAGCGACCACGGCCAACTGATGCCGAGTTACCACCCGAATTACGACGCATCACTGTCTGCATAAGAGAAACTAATCTCTTTGAGAAAAGACCAGCAGTAGCATCTGCATCGAACACCAAGATATTACGATCAACGCCAGCAGCTAAAAGTGTGTGCCAGCCGTCATCGTTCATCTTCTTTGTAAAGCCAGCTTCCATGACCTGCATGGCGCGACCGACAATATCCCAACGAGCTTCGCGGGCATATCTTAGAAGATAATCTACCGATGAAGCGATGCTATATGTTGGAATCATCACATAATCGCCTTCGACACTTCTTTCTGGAATTCTACCGTGACCGGGATTGGTATAAGCGATATGCTCACCTTCAAGGCCGGGAGAAATAAGGTCGAGAGGATATTCTGTAGACGAACCGGGTTCTACATTGATGGTTTCGAAGATGTTACCAAGAATGTTACCAACTAGAACGCCCTTACGAAGAGGGAGTTCAAGAGCTTTGGCAAACTCTCTTTGTGCAGCCGAAGCCACATTTACATCCGCATCCCCTGACTTTCGTAGGAGAGCAAGAAATTCATCACTAGGTCTAGTATTTAATGGCATGTTATATTCTCCTTTGTTTTAATTTAATCAGGGAAGGTTTACTTCGACTTTGGCATAACCGTCTTCATCTTTTGATGAAAGAAAACGGCCAACTACAAGATTGCCAGAGCTACCGGGGCTATCATTGCGCACATTACCAGCTGTTACGTGACAAGCAAAAGCTGTATCACCAGCCGCTGGAGTGCCAGTAACGTTGTTTGTTACGACATAACCCTTGCGAAGAACAGTAACCTTGCCACCTTTTTGAATTTCATCCTTATGTTGATTAAGGTGAGTTCTGGTTAGATCTTTATTAACAACATCGTTTAATAGAAGTCCAACTGGGCGACTAGCAGCTGTAACGGCAGAATATCTCACAAGGTTTACACCTTGATCCATAGCAGCGCCAGAGCCAGCAGTCGTATCGTGAACTACAACACCGCCGCGAGTAGCTGTGCCAGCGTTGTAGAAGAAACTGACATCAGTTTGAAGCTCATATCTATCTGATTTTAGGGCCATAGTATTTTCTCCTTATTAATTTTTTACTTATTAAGTACATTCTTTTCGATCCACTCAGCTACGCTGGCTCTTGTGGAATCTAATTCGTCAGTATCATTCGATGCATTGATTAAAGTGGCTTCTGATGTTTGAAGACCATCTAGTAATTCTGGCGTAACCTCTTCGGCTTCTGCCACTGTTACTTCTGCTGTCTTCTTTTCCATCGTATCCTTTTCTTCTTTATCTTCTTTCTTCGACATATACTTTGACTTTTGCTTGTTGTACATGGCGACGATTGCATCAAAAGTTGAATCATCAAGATTATCATATAATGCTAATGATTCATCGGCTTCGGCCTCTTCAAGACCAGCCTTTACTAACATATCTTTACGACCGCGATTTCTTTCTGTCTTTTTCATGTTATCTACAGCAGCACTTAAAGCTTGAAGCTCTTCGTCTTTTGTTGCTATAGTAGCATGTAAGTCAGAAACGGTTTTGGTTAAAGACTGTACTTGCTCTTCTAGAGTCTTAATAGTCTCTGCTTGAGCCTTAACAGTATCTTCAAAACCAGAAATAGTTTCAGCATATTCTTTGTCCTTGGCTGCTTCGATCTGCGCACGAATAGCTTTGTTTTCTTCCTTTGCAGAAGCAAGCTCGCCACGAACATCTGCTAGCTGCTTCTCTAAAATATTTTCAGACATGTTTTTTTCTCCTAAACTAGTATTACCAATTAAACTTGTCTCACGAACAGAGAAAGCTTTACTAGCATCAAGAATAATACTTCTAGGATTTGCTGGTTTAGAAACTAGCCCCTTACCAGAAAAAGAAATATCTCTTAATGATCTACCGATTTTATAGCCTTCATACTCTCCTGTTCCACCATATGCTCTTAAATGCTTTGTTAAAAATGCTGAATCTTCATTTCTAGCAACTACTTTAGCATTGCCAGTATTGTCGATTACAGCATAATCAAAACCCGCAAAAAGGCATTCCATTGATACAAACCACTTTCCTTCTTCTATCTCTTGTATTATTTTACTCATTCGTTCCCGATTGTCTGGATTAGTCCAACTGTTATAAATAACAGCTTCTGTAATAATATCAAACTCACTTGGGAATGTTGAGGTTTCTTCTGCTACTATTGTTCCATTTTTGTCAGTTACATAACTACCAGTAATATGACCAATAATATCATTTTCATTGTGCATGAAATTAAATTGTTTGTCTTCTGGAGTATTTCTAGCTGCCCAAGTTTGTTCAGGAGCGAATACATCATCATTTTTATTCCAACCCGTAGATACTAAAACAGATTTTAAATAGTATAAGTCAATTTGTTTTTGATTTGCGCTAGACGCTTTAATTTTTTTTATGCGCTCAGATGAAATATCTGTGGGTTCAGAAATAATAGCTGGAGAACAATAAGCAATAGAATTGGTTGATTCTATAGCTTCGGAAAGTCCGTCTAGTATTTCTTGTGCGTATATTTTCATTACGTAAAATTACCTTTCAAAGAAATTATACACAAATTTTAAATTTTTACGTGTTTTAAGCTAGTTTGGACTCTACATATAATCCAACAATATATTTTCTATAAGTTTCTATAGTCATATCTGTTGAATTTTTGAAGCAATCATCAAACTCTTTTGGGGCTTTTACGCTTGAATTTAACATAGAATAGATTTTGTCGGAAGTAACGTCTTCCATTGGCTCAAGATTAGTAAATACATCTAGCTTTAATTTTTCTAGATTATTTTGTTGTGATTTTGTTAATTGTCGTAGATTTTCTTTTTTGTTAACTGACAAATACGCATCGGTAAGAGTAGATGAAACAAAAGACCAAGCTTTATCTGACCATACAAATAATTCTGCAACTCCCGGTGTGCTTCTTGGCTTTGCTACCCTTTGTTTTCTTGGGCCTTCGTCTTTAGATAGTGGAGGTCGCCCATTATTTTGTGGGGCTTTTGGCTGATTTGGCTGAGATGTAGGTTTAGAAGATTGCTCTATCATCTTCTTTACATTTATACTAGTATCTAATCCAACATCTTGTGGAGTAACTTGATTAGTTTGTAAAGCTATTTTTTCTAGATTTTGTTTATGTTCAGCGGTATGGAATGGGCCAGCCTTTGGATGATCTTCCCTGTTGTCTATTTCGCGCTTAATTCTAATATTTTCTATCTGTGGTATTTCCTTAAATCTTTCAAGAAGAGTTTCGTGACTAATTATATCTCTATCAGCTAATTGAATTAGTAAATTCTTTTCAGCAGCTTCGTCAGATAATGTCATTTGATCAAAATGTATGTGCGCTTTATATCTAAAGCCCATAGATTTTCTAACAATTTCAAGTTCTTTTTCCCAAAATTGAACAAGCAAATCCCTGCCATATTGTAATCTTTCCACAAGAGTTTTGAGTGAGATAAAATTATTGGTAAATCCACCGCCATTAGTAGCCATGCCAGTTAATGTTGGAGGAACTCCAAGTCCAGCATAAATGCTATTTAATACAGAGGTATATTTTTCAGATCCTAAAAACTTATAAACTTCGCTGTTAGATTCTTTAAACGTTAATTCTGGACCCCAAACTAATTCCATGGTTCCGCCACCAACATTGCTAGCTAAAATATCTCTTAGTTTATTGATTGCATTTTTATTTGGTAAAATTTTATGTTCTAAGCTACCAAGAGTCCAAAGTCTAATATTAGAAATAGCTCCATCTAGAGCGGACAAGTCTGCTAATCTCATTTTCTCCAACATGATAATATCGTCCAAAATAGCATATATCATAGGATTTGCCCACTGTCTCCAATCATCTTTCTTATAATGGAAAACAGAAAGCCTAGCAGAGTCAAGCGGAATTTCTTTTTCCCCTCTTTTTAGTGCTTGTTTTATATTTGGGGGTAGCGTATCTAAAACGCGATTAGCCGTATCGTTACTTGTAAATTGATCAAAGAATGAGTTAGTAGTAATATTGTAATTGTTTAAACCCATAAATAATGACATATCGCCATCTTTTAGCTTAATAGTTAGTGGGTTGAAAAAGTTATATCTCCAAGGTATCTGATTTTGAGTAATATTTGGAATTTCAACCTTTATATCCTTGGCAAGAGATTTCATATAATTGCTTAATTGTGGAGTAACATTGGCATAGCTACGATAAATAATAACATTTCCACATTTGTAGAGATTATTAAGAAATCTTTCGGATCTTTCTTTGCCATTTATACTTCTAAACCACTGCTGGTAAAACTTTTCTACAGATTTATTCTGATGCACAATGCTAATACCTTGGCTACCAAAGTCGCCCATGAGATCTATAATATTTCTTATAATTCCAACTTTATCATATGCATCCATGCACATCTTAATAACGCTTTTTTGCTGCTGCGGAACAGCTTCGTTGGGCCTAAAAGCATAATAATCGTTGCGATTAAAATATGGCTTAACAGACTTATTTGGCTCAATGTCTATGAAATGTCTGTAATGATTGCCCTGCGTTTTTGGCAAACCAGCATAGGAATCCACATTATCAGAAAATCTATCAAATGCATCGGACTTACTTTGCCCATCGCCATCTTGCCAAGTAATTATTTTATCATCATTCATAATGTTTTCCGTATAATTGGATTATCAATTGGATTGGTAGTATACTGAATTAATACACATTTTTCATATGATCTGAAAACCAACTTGGGCCAGAAAATGGTTTTTCATCTTTTTCTTCGCATCTGTCTGGAATTCCGTGCGCAAAACCTCCATAAAAATTATACGCCTCTTGCTCTGGAGTC